GCTTACGGAGTTTCTTAGGATTCTTTGTCTTGTCTGCAGAGTAGTTACTATCATCACCCTCAGGGTCTATAGAACTACGATGTCTTGTAGATCTTTCTTCATCATCAATCTTTGCACGACTTCTCTTCGCTTCATCTGGAGAATACGTTCTACCACTGTTATACCATTCTTTACCTACGTGACCTCTCTTCTTGGCATCGGCAGAAGCTTCTCTACGCTTAATATTTCTACGATTTGCCTTAAAGTCCTTCATGGACATACCTTCAGCAATCACCATAAACTCTTTAAACGTTTTCATATTAGCAGACACTTTTTAGATATTTATAAAAAAGAAGCGTCTCGTTGATTGAGACGCTTCTTGAGTGCTTGTCTTCGTGCTTTTGCTTGTCGAAGTGCTTGTGGTTTAAGTTTTCGTTTCTGTTCTTTCTTAGAGTGATGCTGCCAATTTGGAGTGTTCATTGTTTTTTGGTGTATCAGGACACCATACGCGAAAAACCTTTGACTTTTTCAAACTTGAGGACACTTTCAAATCTGTCCTCCATTCCAGTCTTATGGGAAATGATAAACACATTAGTATCCTTAATCACATAACGAATAATCTTAAGGAACTCTTCTGTCCCAAATCCATCAAGTGAACTATCAAATACCTCATCGAGAATCAATAGATTTGTATTAGTTGAATTTTTTAACTTGGCAACTTCACGCCAGGTAAAGAGAAGTGCCAAGTCTATTCGTTGTTTTTCACCTTCACTGAAAGAAGAATAAGAGAAGTCTTCGTGAATTGGAGACTGGACAGTTTCATTGAATTCTTCATCAAGAGTAAAGTTAATGTAAAAATCCATCATTTGAAGATACCTATTAACCTGTTGATTGATTAATGGTAAGTACTTTTTGATAATCTTAGACTTTACACCACTATCTTTTAATAAAGAGTATGAAAAATCATGATACTGTATCGAATCTTTTTTCAATAACAATTCATCATAAACTTGAGTTAGACTCTTATTAAATTTTTCTAACTTGTCATGTTCAGTATTTCTGTTTGCAATGTTCTCGGTAATAGTTTGAATTTCAAGTTCAAGGTCTCTGATTTGTCTACGACACCCAGAAATCTTAATGTTGTTTTGAGAAGCGCCATTAGTTAGTTTTGAAATTTCCTTAGATAGAGAAGTAAATTGACGCTCTCGCTCTTCTTCCTCTTTAATTGCCTCCTCCAGTTCTTTATAACCAGATTGCAACTCCTTTGCTTTATTTTGAGCGTCTGTAATTCTATTTAGTCTAAAGGTCTCATCAATCTCTTGTGTACAGGTAGGACAAACAGTATTTTCTGTAAAGAACTTATGCTCTTTAGTAATAGTTGATACTTTTTGTGATATTTTACCTTTAAGATTTCCTAACTTACGAAGTTTATCAGCATAACCAGAAATTAATTCTTGCTCTTGAATGAGTTCCTGAAGAGGTTCTTCTATAGAATTATTTTCTTCAATATAAATGCCAATTTCAGCATCTAAGTTGGCAATCTTTTCTTTATTGGCATTTATATTGGCATTACTAAGATTTTCCAACTCCTCAATAAAGTTTTTTTGCAAATCAACTTTATCTTTAAAAGAAGACTTCTTAAGTTCTAAAGTTTTTATATCCTCTCTAAGAGTTCTAAGTTTTTCTTTAATAACAACTGTCATATGAGAAAAAATCTTAATATCCAAAAGATCTTCAATAACCTCCCTTCGGTTTGAAGGAGTTAGTTGCATAAAAGGAACAAAATTGCTACTGCCAAGAATCACAATCTGAGTAAAAGATTTATAATTCATTTTCAAAACATTTTGTTCAAACCACTTCTGCTGGTCTACTGCAGATGCGTTTTGATCCATTAAAGAAGAGTTTTTATATATCTCAAAAATATTTGGTTTGATTCCTCTGCGAATTAAAAAATCATTTTTACCGATAGTAAATTCAATCTCAACCAAACAATCCTTTTCATTAGTTGAGTTTATAAGTTGCGGTTTATTAATACCTCGGAAAGACTTTCCAAATAAAGAAAAAGTCAAAGCATCCAAAACAGTACTTTTGCCAGCACCATTAGATCCAATGATTAATGTTGTATTATTTTTTTGAAAATTAATTTCTGTAAATTGAGTTCCAGTTGAAAGAAAATTTTTCCACCGAATTGTTTTAAATAAAATCATCGTTTTCTATATTATCAGGAGGAATTACAATATCATTTGGGGTAAAAATGGCATATTCATACCCATGACCTTCACAGGCTTGAATTAAAAGATCAACATCAATTTCCATAGCTTTCATTTTTGGAAAATCTTTATCTTCCAACATCATAGCAAATCTATTAGCATCATCCTCTTCTTCAAACATATAAAGAATCTGAGATCCATCTTCGCTTTTTGCTGAATAAGCACCTTGATCTTCGTGACCATCTACCGTAATTATAAACATTTTATGCCATTTCGCACGCTTCCTGATAAACTTCACGAATCAGATTTTTTAAGATTGATTTATCTAATTCAATTTCTGATTCTTGAATATATCTATCTAGTATGGAAAAAGTATCTTCTGATTCAAAATGACTAATGTCTTCAACTTCTTGAACTTGGAAATTTTCAACAATCTTCAAATCTTGAACATTTGATTCATAAAGTTTATCAAGAAACTTTTCAAATTCCTTTGGATTAGTTTTCTTTCTAACAATTACTTTAACAATTTTATTCGTATATTCATCAAACTGAAAATCTTTAGAAAGAGTGTCTTCATAATAAATGTTATAAAACATCTTATATGGATTGTCGATATGAAAGTGCTCTAGAGTTTCGGTATCAAAAATAGTAAAACCCCGAGTATCATTTACATCTGTCCAGTAAATTTCATAAGGATTTCCTAGGTAGAAGACTCTTCCGTCATTCGACCGAGTGTGATAGTGTCCCGAGAAGACGCGTTCGAACTTCTCAAATAATTTGCTGTCCAAACCATGCTCCATGACGATTTGTCGATTAACTCTAAATCCTTGGAGTTCAAGGTGCCCCATCGCGACCTTGCTAGTTGTCTTTTTAATAAGTTTGAGAGTTTCTTTTTCATTTTCCTGATTAATCCAAGGCAAAAGTAATATATTTAAGTTACCAACACAAATCTCTGTGGGTTTACTGTAGGTCCTAACATTAGGATAGTTCTTTAACAGAAGTTCCGGAGAGTTTATTGTATTAGTGTTCTTGTAGTAAGTATCATGATTCCCTACTACCATATGAACATCGTAACTCTTCAATGGATTAAAGACAACTCTTTTTGACCACTCTAGACTCTGATAATCAATAGATTTACGACTATCAAAAGCATCTCCCATATGGATGACTGTATCAATCCCGTACTGTTCCAGCGTCGGGAAAAACACATTCTTATAGAATTGCTCAAAATAATCATGAAATGATTTAGAACCCTTACGAGCACCGTAGTGAGTATCTGTGATGATTGCGATTTTCATCAATAACGAAGTTTCATCTGAACGTTTTCCTTGATGCTATTATAGTCGGAATAGTTGCCGCCGTCAATCTGGTTGTCATCCACGAAGACTTCATCATATCCAGTCTTCTCTAGAATCTTGTTCTTAATCTCCAATTGACGCTTCTCCCTTTGAATTCTCCTCAAAAATGCGTAGTGAATAATTTGAGTAAAGTAAGCAAAGGGGTTTGTTGATTTTGCTGGGTCAAAGTTATGAATGTACTGAACGCAGTTTTCAATACCATCAGAAATCATATCATCAATAAAAATATAATTGATGAAGTTTGTTTTATATGAAAGGTGAGTAGCAATCTTTAAAAAACATTCGCCAAGGTAATTTGGGATTGGTGGTTTTCCTTCCCAATGCTTACCCCTTTCTTGCTTTGGTAACTTTGTCAAGTCTTCATTAAACTTTTCTTTGTAAGAAGCTTCTACGCTTTTTCTATAAAGAACCATTGCTTCCAAAAGTTCTTTGTTATTAACGTAGTGCTCCGATCTCTTTCTTTTTGTCATTATCGGAGTTGGTTCGGATTGAATTATTTTCACATTTGAAGTGGAAATCATAAAATACTCAAATATATATAAAACTAATTATACCACCGAACAAAGTTAATAACAAGACTTGACACAGGTACTTAATTTCGTATATAATGTGCCTTGTCACCAATGATGAATATCAATTAGCTATTATCATAGAGTTTCTCTAAGAGCTCTTTTGCTTCAGCAACACTGGAGATATATCCTTGCTTTCTTGAAAGATTTG